CTAATATGAAAAAAAGACTTACATATCAACAAAAAAAAGAACAAGCCGTTGTTGATCTAATCAACAAGATGTTTGAAATTGCGGGACATAATATCACTTATGAAGATATTAAAGGTAGACAAGATGCCTGGTATACTGAATGGACAATGACTACTCAACAAAATGAAGAGTGGATGGAATGGGGTAGAAAATATTTACAAAATCACCTCAAAATGTACTCTAAAGCCGCTAAAAAAGAAATGAGTATGGTGGCATTAATGTGGGGATTAAAATTATCTGATTTCTCATTTTAAGCTTGGCTTTCCAAGCTTTTTTACTTATATTTAGGAATAAATTTAAACAGTTATGAAAACAGAAACAGAAACTTATGCAAATCGGTACGGAAGTAATCATCAATTCACTAAACTTGAAGATGGAAATATCTTATGGGAAGGTAATTTTGAATATGGTAGAGTAGGTATTGCCAATGATTATACCGAAGCATATGAAGCTTATAAAGCACAAGGTGGTACTGAACCTATTGAGAGGCTTGAACAGCTAATTTATGATTATGATCATGAAACTCAAACTTACAAACTAGATCTTCCCGAAGTACGTGCTCTTGTTAAATCTGATCCATCTAAAATTAATATGGTAGACCCATCTGGTGGGCCTTATATTAGTACTGGCATGGAATGGATGGGTAGAATTGTAAAGGAAATAGAACAATATGGTAACGGGTATAAACTAATTATGGAATGAGAGTTAAAATATCACAATATAGACCTCCTATAATCCGTAAAATTAAACGTAGTTCTGCTATTTTTGGTAGATGGTGGGAAGGTTATAATGGTATTGTTTTGTTTAGTGAAAAAATATTAGGCTTTACAATAACAAAACATGTTGTACTTTCCGATCATCCTTTTGACTACAAATATGATAACCTATCTATCTGGATTTATATTCTGAGTTGGCCTATTAATATTGATATTTACTGGAATAAAAGACCTTCAGTTTTTAAAAAATAAATATGTTAGAAATTATAAGACATACCTTAGGATTATGTGGTGACCACTATCATCCAAATCTCTTTACTTTACTAGTGAGTGGAATTGGCTTCACTAGTATTTATTCGTATATTAAATACAAATATTTTATTAAAGATAAAAAATAATTATGAAACAAATTCTTTACTTTACTGGTACATGGTGTCAGCCCTGCCGTGTTCTAGGTCCTATTATGGAATCTTTAAAGGGAAAAATTAACTACAATAAAGTAGATGTTGATGATAATCCTGATTTAACTGTGAAATATAAAATTAGAGGTGTACCTACTTTAGTTTTAATTGAAAACGGAATAGAAAAAAATCGAGTATCAGGTGTCCTCCAATCTCCAGAAATATTAAATTTTTACAATGGTTAATTCTAAAATATCTTTAGCGGTATTAATCTCTGAAATTATTAATGAAGTAGGAGATTTAAAAAATATTGAAACTTATCCTTATACAATATCTAAGGTTTCTGATGAATTTGTAGGGCAATTTTCTTCTATTTTACCTAATGGGAATACAGTTGAAATAGAAACAGTATTACTTACTTTAGATCCTGCTAGTAAAATTGATATAGAATTACCTCCGGTTTTTGAAATTGACAATCCTCAAATCTTAGGTTTTAGTATTGCTTATAACATTGAGGGGCAAGATGCTCAATATGATAGAACAGATCTAAAAACTTATGTCAAAATAATGGCTACTGTAGTTAAGATTGTTAAGGAAATTATAATTAAAAATGAAAGTACTTATTATAAACCCCTATATATCTTTACATCTACCTCTAAAATGGGAGCAATGGGTACCCAAGATACTAAATTAAAATATTATCAAGCTATCTTAAATAACAATCTTCCTTCTGGATACAGAATGGGGAAAGGGAGATTTGCAGGGATGGATATTATAGCATTACAAAAAGTAAAAGATTAATAATATGGCTCAATCTTATTTAAATTATAAACAAAATTTAAATGAACAAGAACTTAAACTTCTAGAAATAGGTCAATTAGTTCAACCATATGAGACTGATTTTACATTTAATGAAATCTCCTCTATGATTAGAACAGATTTTAAAGATGATCAAAGAAATAATATTAGTGTTAGATTTCATAGATTTAAACCTGGTTCTGATAGTTTTGAGGTAGAGTTTGTAATTAATGGTTTTAGTGGAGAAGCCTTTAAAACTGAGTTAAAACATTTCTTTAAAATAATATCTACTGTTATTCAAGTTATTAATGAGTTCATTGAAAAATATAATCCATCCCAACTGTATATTGAAGGATTTGATAAACAAGGTAAAATAGGACAAAAAGATAAAATATGGTTACAGTATGCTAAAGTTAATATAAAAGCAGATGATTATACTTTAGGAACTACATCTAAAGGTTTCGCATTACAGAATAATAAAAAATAAAATATAAAAATATAATGTTATGGCTAAATTTACATCAACAAAGCTATTTGATGGATATTCAGCATGTTTCCGTCAATGGAAAGCTGAAGGAACTCATTGCAGATTTTTACATGGATACGCTGTATCTTTTAGAGTATGGTTTGAGGGGGAACTAGATCATAGAAATTGGGTTTGGGACTTTGGAGGCATGAAGAGAGCAAAAAATACTATTAAAGGAATGTCTCCTAAAGATTATTTCGCTTATCTTTTAGACCATACAACTATTATAGCCCAAGACGATCCTTATTTATCTAATTTTACACAATTAAATAATGATGGTATTATTCAATTAAGAATTTTACCGGCTGTAGGGTGTGAAAAATTTGCTGAACATCTTTATAAGGTTATTAATGAGTTTCTAACAATTGAAACTGAAGGTAGAGTGAAAGCAGTAAAAGTAGAGGTATATGAACATGAAAGAAATTCAGCAAGTTATGAAGACTAATAGAATAGAAGATTACAACAAAACACTTCCAGTACTTGAACTTTATACCGCAGTTCAAAGTGAAGGGAGTAGAGCAGGTTATCCAACTATAGTAATTAGAACTACCGGTTGTACTCACCGGTGCTTTTTTGGAGAAGGTGGATGGTGTGATAGTTGGTACACTAGCATTCATCCCGAGAAAGGCACATTTACTTTCAATGATATTGTCAAGATGTATGATGAGAATCCACATATTAGTGAGATGATGTTAACTGGTGGATCACCAACTCTTCATGCCTCTTTAGTGAATGAATTAACACATTTTGCCAATGAAAGAAACATCTACATTACAATTGAAACTGAGGGATCGCATTTTGTTGTTACCGATTATCCTATTAATCTCATTAGTCTTTCTCCTAAGTTTAGTAATAGTATCCCCACTATTGATGCTGTTACTCCTCAAGGTAAAATTGCCGATCAAAAGATGATTGATCAGCATAACAAATTTAGATTGAACTATAAGGCAATGGCTCAAATGGTTGCATATCATGATGGGTTTCATATTAAACCCGTTATTGATAAGGATCTAAATATCATCCCGGAATATGAAGAATTCTTAACTAAACTAGCCCAAGAACTTAAAACACTAGCAGACAATTCAGAAACAGATCCTATATATTACTCAGGAGTAGAAGGATTATACTATTCTGAAGTATCTGAAATTAGAGATTATCTAGTAAAAAATACATGGATGATGCCTGCTGGAGACACTAGAGCAGCTTTAGTTGAATCTTATGGACCGGTTATGGATTTCTGTAGAGATAATGGATATAAGTTTACAGGTCGCCCACATGTAATAGCCTTTGATACACAAAGGGGGGTATAAGTTTAGTATTCCCCCTATATTTATACTAAACATCTATCTTAAACCAAATTAGTCTTATTAAATGTACACATTCCATCTAGATAAACCAGAAACTTTTAAATGTCAAATTGATATTGAAGGTGCAAACCTATCAGATACAGTTGCTCGACTTGTATTAAAAAGTAATGATACCAATGTAATGTTTGATGGTAAAATATCAAAAGATGGAATTTGTGAAGTATCTCTAAAAAATTTAAAAAGAGTATTTAAGGAAGAAATACAAGGTACCGTACTACTAGAAGTAATAGTAGACGGTACTTATTTTAAACCTTGGGAAGATACATGTCAGATTAAGCGAGGTAAGAAAGTTACAGTAGAAGTACTTACCGGTAATAAATCTTTACTAGAATCTCAAGTTGGAGTTAAAGTACTTAATACTCCTCCATCTACAGTTAAACCTAAACCTCCAATTTTAGAACAAAAATTAGATAAACATTCTATTCTACTTTCAAACTTCTTAAAAGAAAATGGAGTTACAACTAAAAATATGATTTTTAGAAAAAACTTAATTCAAGAAGCAGTAACCTTCTATCACCAAAAACGTAATTTAAAAACACCAATAGAAACTTTATTAACCGAAACTATAAAAAAACTTTAACTAAACGCACAAACACGTTATGAAATCAAATAATCCAATTACCGTAGACGGAAAAGAATATCCAATCCTAGGACTAGCTCTAGTTATTTCACCTCTATCCAAACCCAACTTCCTATCCTCATCTGTAGTTATGAAACTTACACCAATGAGAAAAACAGAAGATGGTACTTTAGAACAACTTACAGAACCACAACATCAGAAAACTCTAGTAGTATCCGATGCTTACGCTCAAAATGACCCTGATTTTTTAGCAGCTTTACAAGAAGTACATGATGCTGTACAAAAGTATATTGACGCTAAAGGATATTAATTATGGCAATCAAATTTCCTTTAGCTAATGGGGTTTGGAGTAATGCCGCAAACTGGAATGATGGTACTTTACCACAGGAAGGAGATGATGTACATGCTGATGGGAAGACTATAACAATTGATGTTGCAACCGTTAGTGTTGCTAGTATAAGAACAGATCTAAGAACTGGGGGAATTAATGGTGGAGGATTTAACTTAGGATCTGGAATACCTATATTTAATATTACCTCTAATATTTTTGTTGGTACTGGGATAAGTAATTTAATTACAATAAATATTGGTGTAAGTTGTACATTGAATTTAATTGGTAATATATTTGGTGCCCCTATTTCAGGATTAGGTTCAAGAGGAATTGGACTTTCATCTAGTGATATAACGTTAAATATAACAGGTAATATAACACCAGGTACAGGACAACAAACTCATGGTGTGTTTTGGGTATTAAATCTTGCTAACATTAATATAAATTTTACAGGTAATATAAGTCATTTAGGAGGAGGAATACAGCAAGTATCATTAGGACATGGCTCCGCGCAATCTATAACTAATTCTAACATAAACATTGTGGGTAATGTTGAAGGTATTACTAATTCTGTGAACGCTCCAACTCCTATTTTTTTTCGATTTAATACCAATAATACTTTTAATATGATAGGAAGTGTAACTCATATTAACGGTAATGGAGCATCAATGTATTTATTTCTATCTGATAATAATAATCAAATTACATTAGATGAATGTTCAGTACTTAATGCTTCTACAGGAAATGCTGTTATATTAAATGTAAATACCTCTGTTTTAAATCCTGGAGGGTCTATTAATGTTAAAAAACAAGTACACCCCGCCGAGACTTTTAAAAGTATTATTAGTATAGCTGATTCAAGATGTACTTATATTACTGAAGAGTTAATATTACCCTCTAGTTTAAAATTAAGTAATAATAATTTCTATGTCCAAGTCACTGATACTTTAGATAACACTCTATTTTTAACTCAAAATAGTGATATTACCCCAAGACTTCCTATTATATCTGATGTACGTCAAGGGATATCATATAATGATGGAAATAAACTAGGCACTCTAGCAGTCCCTGATCCATCAAACGTCCGTAAAGACATACCAACCGACAACACTGTAGGAACAGCAGATCTAACAGCTGAAGATTTCTGGTCATACGCAACCCGAAGTCTAAACACTGAAGTAACTGCTTCACTCAACAATACCCAAACTGAAGTATTAAACAATATCCAAATCCAAGTAGGCAATATTGAACCTAAAGTATCTGAAATACATCAAATCCATGGTTTAGATGATACTAATCCATTAACTGTTACTACAACACAACGAGTTGTTGGAGACATAGAACAGTCTATTCAAACTACAGGTCAAGACTCAACACAAGAAACAACCATCATTAGATTATAATGAGTATTAACACTTACCAACTAGCCACAATGGGGCAAAATAGTGGAGACACTTTGACTCTGGCTACTGATGGAGTCATATTTGTTGAAGTTATAGTTGAGAAAAGTGATACACGTTTTGGAGGTGTGTTTTTTAGGGATGAGAAAAAATCTACTAAACAACGTAAAAAAATTACACTTAAGATTATTATAGGAGATAAAACTTATAAAGTTACTAAACTAGTGACTCCTTCTCCTAAACTGTTGGTGCAAGATATAAATGTTATAGTTGAAAACTTAGTTGGAAATAAAGACGTTAAAGTATTCTTTAAGTCCTAACAAAAAGTTTGGATATAAGTTAAAAGATACTTATATTTACGAGATATTAAAATTAAAATATAGTTTTATAAATGGAAAATAGAAAAAAAATTCACACTGATTTAGAAATAGTACCTGTAGGACATGCCAATGGTATTTCTGTCCAATTGGCCCATAAACGATCTATATATGGAGAGGCCGCAGAATTGAATGAGGATGACAAAAATATTATAATCTCAAAAGCAGCAGAAGCTTATGGTAAATTTCTAGAGGCATTAGGTTGTAATTGGAAAGATGATCCAAATTCTGCTGATACTCCTAAGAGGGTTGCAAAGGCTTATGTAAATGATTTATGGAAAGGTAGATTTAGTTCTATGTCTGAAATTACATCTTTTCCAAGTGATGGATATGATGGTATTGTAATTGAAAGAAATATACCACTTACTTCAATGTGTTCTCATCATCATCAAACAATTGGTGGAGTAGTTCATATTGGATATGTAGTAGGAGAAAATGGTAGAGTAATTGGTTTATCTAAATTAAATAGGATAGTAGAGTATTTTGGTCGTAGAGGAGCCATTCAGGAACAACTAACATCTGCTATCCATCAGGCTGTAAATAAAATTACTGAAAATAATAAAGGAGTTATTGTTAGCATTGTTGCTAACCACTCATGTGTATCATGTCGTGGAGTTAAACATCAAGGTGCTTCTATGGTAACTACCAAGGCCTCAGGAGTATTTATGGATAATACTAATCTTTCACGTCAAGAATTCTTTGATAGTATTAAGATTAATAATGGGGGTCATCAAATTTAATAAATATATGGTGTCTCTTGCCGAGACATCATATTTATTATAAATGATAGGAATTTATAAAATTACATCTCCAAGTAAGAAAGTTTATATCGGTTTATCTAAAAATATAGAAGAACGTTGGAAAGGATATTCAATTAATAAAAAAACTCAATCTCAACAGCGTAAATTATATTATTCTTTTAAAAAATATGGTATAATAAATCATAAATTTGAAGTATTAGAAGAATGTAAAATAGAAGAATTGATTGAACGTGAAATTTATTATATAGAAAAGTATAATAGTGTAGAAAAAGGACTAAATGTATCAAGAGGAGGTTATTATTTTGGAGAAGTGAATATAGGAAAAAAACATAAAGATTCTACAATATTTAAAATGAAAGAATATTGGGGTAAAAATGCTAAACCTCGTTCTAAAGAAACTATTGAGAAAATTACTAAATCAAAACAAGAAAATCCTAGAAAAACTACAAAAGAAATGATCCAAAAATTCCGTGATATTTCTCCTAATAAAAAACCTATCCTTCAATATGATTTAAATAGTAATTTTATAACAGAATTTGGGAGTATTAATGAAGCATCTAGACAACTAAAAATTCATAATGATGGAATTTCAGCTTGTCTTCGAGGAAAACAAAAAACCTCAGGTGGTTATAAATGGGAATATAAAAAATAAAAAGTATAATGCTAAAAATAAATAATAAAATATTTTTAGGATGGAAGGAAATAGAAGGACTAGTTAATATACTTTGTCATATTGTTGAAAGAGATTATCCTAATATTGACTCCATTCATGGTATTAAACGTGGAGGATTAATCCCCTCCACCATGATATCTCATAAACTAAATTTACCGTGGACTTACGAGATATTTCCTAATACTTTAGTAGTGGACGATATTTGTGACAGTGGAGAGACATTACATAATTACGCTGGTGTTTACACGGCTGTATTACATTATAAACCCCACACCTCCATTTTTACTCCTAACATATATGCTAAAATTCATAATGGGAATGAGTGGCTTTATTACCCTTGGGAGACAGATGAAGCTAAACCTATACAAGACTATAAGTTATGAAGTTAGGAAATATTTTGGAAAAACTAATTTCTATTGTTACATTTAGACAAGGTAAAAAAATCGCAACTTACATTGCTAAATTAAGAGGTAAAGAAGACTGCGGTTGTGAACGACGAAAACAAAAATTAAATAATCTATAAATTAAAATCTAAAAGTTATGATGTACTGGCAAGTAGATGTGAAACTAGAATTCACCAATGATCGAGGTAAAACACAAAAAATTACTGAAAAATATCTTGTAGAAGCATTTACAGCAACTGAAGCTGAAGCTAAAATCTATAAAGAATTTGATGGTGATAGCAACTTTAATGTTGAAAAAGTAGTTAAATCTAAAATCCTAAAAGTTATTAATACTGAACCTCAATAATATGAAAAAATATCTTTATTGTATTCAGTATGGAGTTACAGATCAAAATTTAAAATTTCCTGAAACTTTACACATGTGGTTTAATGAACATCCCGATGATGGAAAAATAAGAGAAGTTATTGATGCTCGAGAAAAACCATTCCTTAATAGTCAACCTTCTTCTAATTTCCATTATTTTATGGTTCATGATATTACTAGATTAGTACCGTTTGTTGATGAAGTTGAAAAGTTCAATAGAACATTCGGTAAACCTAACAATTATAAACCTAATATTCCTAAGCGAGAAGAGTGGGAATTTGTTTATAATTTTGTTTTAGAGGAACTAGAAGAATATAAAGAAGCTTGTGAAAATGGAGACATTGTAGGAGTTTTAGATGCGTTATGTGATATAACTTATGTTTCATTAGGTAATGGAGCTATGCTTCATGGGCTGAAACATAAAATTGTAGATGCGTATTCTGAAATTCAAGCTTCAAATATGTCTAAATCTTGTAAAACTGAAGAAGAAGCTATTCAAACTGTAGAATTAAGATCCCAACAGCAAGAAGAACCATGCCATTATGAAGAAAAAGATGACTATTATGTAGTATATAGAACAAGAGATCGTAAAGTAATGAAATCAATCAACTATTTCAAACCTAACCTAACTCAATTCTTCAGTACTATAGAAATGGAAGATTGCATGTCTAACAGCAATCCAGATACAATAATCTAAAAAAATAATATGTTTGTAAAATGCGTTAAAGGATATCCTGAAATATTAGAAGAAGGACAAATATATGAAGTAGAGAAAGTTACTAAGGATAAAGATTTTGTTTTAAAAGAAGTATCTCCACCTCCACCTTATACTTGTTTCCATAAAGAAAGATTTACTCCTGTAAATCCTGATGATATTAATATTGAGGATGCTTTTGAATTTACTTTAATCTATGACCTATAAAAAATGTTATGCTACTCGATTAGGTGGAAATAAGTATAAAATCCACTTATGGGATGAGGGAGGATATGATGAAATTGAATGGCAGAACACAGCTTATCAGGAATGTGAAGAACATGAATCCAAATTTAGGGGCTTAAATAATGAGCCCCTAAAAAAGATTCATAAATGGGATAAAACTACTCCTAATCTCCATTTTCATGATATGAAACCATATCAAAAATTTCTAATTGAAAAATATGGAAACAATGATACTCCTTCTAAGGGTCATAGAGAATTATATTTTGATATAGAAATTGAAATTGGGGGAGCTTTAACTGAGGAATATATAGAAAAAGCTCCAATGCCCGTAACATCTATAGCATATTGGGATAAAACTCCTGATAAATGGGTAATTTTAATTTTAGATAAACATAGTCAATTAAAAGAAATTAATGAAGGAAATAAGAGAGTTATACCTGTTTCTACTGAAAGACAATTATTATCTAAATTTTTAGAGCATTTTAGGGATATTGATCCTGATATATTATTAGGTTATAATAGTGATTTCTTTGATATTCCCTATTTATATTATCGAATATGTAATGTTTTAGGAAGTGAAGTAGCTAGTTACTTATCTCCTATTAACAGTGTAATATATAAGAAAAACAATGATTATTGGTATAATGATGATCAATATGTTCAAATTATAGGAGTTGAATCTTTAGATTATATGCGCCTGCATAAAAAATATAGTTGGAAAGATGAACCATCATGGAAATTAGATTCTATTGGAGAAAAATATGCCGGATTAAAGAAAATTGAATTTAATGGAAATTTAGATCAACTCTTTGCTAAAGATATTCATAAATTTATAGAGTATAACTTCCGAGATGTTGAAATTATTAAAGCGTTAGATGAAAAATTACAGTATATAAGTTTAACTAAAAACTTAGCTCATAAAGGTAAACATAATTATAGTGAGGTTTACCAAAATAGTGTCACTCAGGATGGTGCCATTTCAGCTTATTTATTAAGTAAGAATATCATTCCACCTCGTAAAGATCCTAATCCTAGAAAGAAAAAAAACTATGCTGGGGGATTTCTATTCTGTCCTAAAGCTGGACTTTATAAATATATGTTTGATGAAGACTTAACTTCACTATATCCTTCTATTATTATTTCTTTAAATATTGGAAAAGAAACATATACTGGCCGTATTTTAGATGCTGATGATAGAAATAATAGACTAGGATTAAATGATTTAAAACATAAAGATCCAAATGAGTTTATTTTAATTGAGAATCCTAAAGGTAAACAAACTAGAGTAGAAGTAAAAAAACTTATAGATATAATTGAAACCCAAAAGTGGACAATATCTGCTAATGGTTCCATGTTTAGAACTGATAAAGAATCAGTACTTTCAAATATACTAAAAAAATGGTTTAAAGAAAGAGTAGAATATAATTCTTTAAAAAAGAAATTCTATAAAGAAGGAAATAAAGAAAAAGGTGAATATTACCATTTAATGCAATATACTATGAAAATTCTACTAAATAGTTTATATGGCGCTACTGCTTTACCTTCATTTAGATATGGAATGAGTTTATCAGTTTTAAGTGAAGCTATTACATTAAGTGGACATAGAATTATTCAAGAATCTGCTTTAGCTGCTAACCGTCATATGAATAAAGTAATAAAAAATGAAATAAGTTTATGAAACATTTAGA